GGCACTTCGTTTAGGGACATTGCGGTCCAACGTTGTTCTCTCAGTCGACGTTCATGATGGTGCGGCTACCACCAATAACCATCTCGGACATGCCGGAGGTCATATAGTTCATAGCCGAACGAGCAACAATCTTGAGAGCAGCAGAGGCAGCCGAAGCGACTTTGCGCTCAACAGCCAAGCGACTACCCTGGATATAAGGATCCAGGTTAGACCGCATCTTATCGACAACAGTCAAAAGAGCGGGCGCGGACTCAACCTTTTGGGCTGAGGCGCCGGTGGTGTTGGCGGCTGAGAATTCGGCTTCGAAATTACCAATAATACGAATCTGGCCTATGGTCTGACTGACAGGAGCTCCGCTAACTGCGATCTTCAAAGAAGTCCAGTTTGAGCTGGAGACCGAGCTACTGCCGCGTTGAGCGACAAAAGATCGGACTGGTTCAGTGGGCCTAGAGAGCCAAGAGACGGACCCATCGCGACAAGCACCGACATAGTTGGTCGGATTATCAAGAGATAAGGAAGCGTACCCAGTACTGACGTTAATACCGCCAGAAACTTCATTGAGTACGTAGAAACCGCTTGCGGTCATAGGGGTCATGGTAGGGATGAATTCGACGCCAAAGCTTACAATTCTCGATGCTACTACGTTCGCACCAACGAACGTTTGCATTCCTGAGCTGGAGCTGATCCAGGCGGCGGGTGTAGTTGCTGTCCCAGCGGCAATAGTTGAATTGATGTAATTGTACTGCGCATCTGGGGTGACCCAGTAACAAGCAGCACCGGCAGCGTCCGTAACAATGTTGGCTACAGAGTCAAGGTGGTACGGGAAAGTTGGGGCTGTGTTACCGTCGGGGATGCGCACACCTACCGAATCCTGACAAAAGGGATCGACTAACGAACAGGCAGCGGTCATGGCACGGCCCATATTGATGGTGGGCATTGGCCGAGACTGCCTGGGACGTCGAGCTTTGGGCTTCGGAGCTTGGCGTGGGCGGGGTTGGGGACCAAACACGGGTCTTCCATTGATGGAGCGTTTGGATTTGTTGGGCATTTGTTTAAATCGTAGTTGTGATTTAGGCTGCCCAACTGGCCTAAGAGCTAGGAGTTTAAGGACATCAGCGGTCCAGCGACTCCTCATTTCCACTCTAGATCGAGGAATTCCTTCATACGTGCGAGATTAGGTGAATGTCGCATCTCGTACTCGAAGGCTCGTCTCAAATCGGGGTTGGGCGTGTGGGAGAGTAAACGGAAAAGTGATTTGTGCCAATTTAATGGAACAGCAATCCACCTTCCGTTGGCCTCTTTCTTGAAATGGTGGGAACAAAACTCCACTTGGTAGGGGGGTGGCACTAATGCCGCCTCAACACTTTGACCAATCTCGTCGTACTGAATACAACTAGCTGTGAAGTCGGGACCCCATTCAAGTGAGTCGTCGCCCATCGCAATGGCAGCTGTAGCACCACAGAGAAACGCCATGTAAACACGCGCTTTGGAATTGCGGGGGGCTGTGCCTCTACCGCCAGATTCCTGAACTCCATGATTCGTTTGTTGATACAACGTGCCATTCGGCAATGCGTACACCTTGTTGCAAGTCACCCATGCAGAAGCTACCAGTAGGCGTCCAAGATCTGATTCTAAGGACACTCCATACTGTTGAGCTTCAATGCACGCTGTGTCGATCAACTGCCAGGTCTTGACATGAAAATCAAATGCTGACGCGTCGGCCGAAGTGGCTAAGCTAGGAGACCCCGGAAGGTGCTCCATCAAGTTCTGTACGCTCTCGTCATCGAGCCCCATGCCGGGTTTGCTGGGGCACGATGCCCAGTTAACAATCTCAACGGCATAGAGAGAATCACAAGTGATGCGGTCACAAAGAATGTCAGTGAGACCACAGTTCATGATGAGGCGCTCGCGGTGAGCGAGCACCTTCTTCTCGGTGATGGGTTCGTTCTTTACAAAGACGCGAACTACGTCCTTTAAGCCAGACTGGGCCAGCTGTAATGGGCTCATAGAGACCAACTGCTCAAAGTTGTAAAATAACCGAGCACGAATGCGTTCCATGACAGCGTCACGGAGCCACTCGGGTTGTTCTCTAATAACGGACTCCACGGTGTAAAGTCCCATCCCGACCCAAGGTAGGCCGGGGCATGAGTTGAGATTTGGTGTTGACTGCAAAGCCCAATCGGAAAACGCCTCTATAGTAATATTACCTCCACACCACACACCTTCACGCGTCCACCACATGCCATCTGGGATGGCAGTGGGGTACGCGTTCAAGGTCGCGCCTCTGGCACGATCCCTCCTTTTGGCGTCCGGGATTTCGAAGATGCCGGAGCCGAGGGAGTGGTGTGCGCTAAGAGAGGCGTGGATTGTGGTTGCGCAACGCTGAGGCCATGAGAGAGTTGAAAGTTCCGGGAACGATTCGATCGCTTTCTCTTGGTAGCGGGTGCGCTGCTTGACTTTCCCAGATCGTACGGGATCGGCCCAACTTCCAGCATCGATTGTGCCGAAAGGGGGTGGAGGGCCTTTGATGAGATTGTTGAGGGGGTGGAGGCCGAGCCGGAGGCCAGCATAGGCATTGAGGGTTTCATGGCGGATGCCAAGGCCAGTGTTTCCTCCACCTGGGCTTGAATGGAGGATTGCGGGGGGACTGCATCAGAAATGACACCAGACTCACCATAACGCCTCCCAGCCTTGTTGCTAGAACTGTTGAGAGCGTTCTTGCGACGATCATAATCGGTGCGAGAGCCATAGGTGGTTTCGGCTTGTTGTTGCCTACGAAAGCGGTTGCCCGACTTCTCACCTTTGCGGAAGGTTATGAGATCACCAGTGCGGTGGTCATACGCCTCCTCCTCATCGACTTCTTGATCATGATCATCGCCATCACTACGAGACCACACAGACAATTTCTCATCATGGTAGGTCTCAGGAGCGGAAACACCAACACCGAGCAAAAGCGCGATGATGGATGAAGGAATGTAAACATTGCGAGCACGACCATTGTCGTCAGGCTGCGAGCCTGAGTGCAGGCCCACAATAGCTCCGGAAGCGGACATGATAGCCGCTCCAGAGTTGCCGGGGATGGTGGATATGCTGTGGTACTGCAGTATGGAGGTATGATCCTCCGGATATAGCGTGCCCCAGGTTTGACTGAGGTAACCACGAGTATAAGTGTGTATGTTTGCATGAGATTGACGCGAGGTCGTGAGCTTCCCTCTAGCCATGCCAATAACGGAAAAGACCGCGAGAGGCACGGTGATGATAGCCACATCCACGCCTTCCACCGCCAAACTCCACCGAGATAAATCGATGGGTATGGACTTGCTGCCGCAATGAAGAAGGCAGCCGGCGGGGAGATGGGACAACTCTTTCCACGCATGCAGCGCAGTCAAGAGATAGTCCCCAACACGGAACGTTTGGCAGATGACGTTTCCATTTGATGTGATGTACCCAAGAAATGTCCTGGCGCTAACCAAGCTCTCAGGTTCGGAGCCGGGTACAGCCATCTCGTATGTGCGACCCATGGCGTGCATTGTCGCCGTTGGGTCGTCAGCTTGGACGAGAAGAATGCCCTTTGTTCGAGGGCACGTGACCTTATAATACTTGAGAAAACCATATTTCGCAGGCAGAAACACGTAGTCGTCTTTGTTGAGACGAACACGAGGTGCTTCCTCAACGACTGAATCCAGGACTTGTACGGTGTAATACAACCAGGAATTTGCGCGGCGCACGCCAGCGACAAAAGAGCCTAGGACCACCATAAAGAGGACCCACATGGAGAAAAGAAAGACCATATCACCGTGATGAATGTGTTTGTAATCACGGTATAGGGTCCAACTCTCGAAATACCAACACTCCAAGAAAGGGGTGCCGGTTGGACAAGCAAGTTCATATCCGGGAACGGATATCGCCTGCTTCATGAGGGAATGGATCCAGTCCGAAGAGCGCCACCCAGCCATATCTAAAAGATAGGGGATGGAGCTTGCCGGAATGGCAATGTAGATGATGAAGTAAAAGAAATTCACTAAAGAACGCAAGAAGAGAAGCAACCCGCCAGCCCCAACTAAGGGACTAGCAAAGGCAGCACAAAAGCCGTAAACGAATTCACAGCTCAAACTCCACTTGTTTCTGGGCGCTGCGCAAACCATTGCGTAGCGATGCT